AAAAGGCGGCAGATAAGCGCTCTTCCTGGTGCATCAGATGCCAGAAAGCCAGATACGAGTCTAAAAATAAAGGCACGGTGAATCTCGCGGATTTTATGGAGGATGGCCTTGGGCGGCTGGTGCACATCGACCAGGTGGAAGAAATCGACAAGATCCGGGATGATCTGGTCAAACGCCTCATCGCAAAGGCAAGGGAACTGCAAGTCATGATGGCTGCCTTTAAAAACGTGGCCATGAGCGAAATAGATGCGTTTGTGGATCAGTCCGCCCGAGAGTACGGCGTCACCATGGGCGGCAAAAAGGGCAACCTTACCCTCTACACCTATGATATGCAGTACAGAATCACAGTCCAGGTTGCAGAGTATATAGTGTTTGACGAACGGCTGCAGGTGGCCAAAAAACTCATTGATGACTGTCTGACCTCCTGGACCGAGGGCGGCCGGACAGAGGTACGAACCATTGTTAATGACGCCTTCGCAGTTAACCAGGAAGGAAAGATAAATACCCGGCGCATCTTGTCCCTGAGGCGTCTGAAGATCGATGACCCCACATGGCTGAACGCCATGCAGGCCATATCAGACAGCCTGCAGGTGGCCGGATCAAAGTCGTATATGCGGCTGCACGAACGCATCGGCAGGGATGGCGGATGGCGGAACATCAGCCTTGACCTGGCGGCGCTGTAAGGGGCTGCTATGGACATCCCGCAGACCTGCATTGTTGTGTTCGGCCTGGCTGCAATATTCCTCATCTCATGCAAGGATGAAAAGATCCGCCGCTGGGGGTATGTGTTCGGTCTTCTCTCCCAGCCTTTCTGGTCCTGGTCGGCCTACACAAACGGGCAATGGGGAATATTCATCCTGTCCTGCTGTTACACGGCGTCATGGGTAAAGGGGATATGGAATTTCTGGGTAAGAAATTAATGGAGGAAAACCATGGGTGTTAAACGATTACAGATCAAAAAAGACCTTAATTACCGAAGGGGCTACACATGGAAGGCTTGCGGTTATTGTGACCATTATGTTCCCAGTTTTGTAATTGGAAGAACCGGTGTTTATGCCGTGGCCGAGCCCCGCTGCAAAGTCATAGGCCTGAATCCCGGCAGGGGGTACCGGATCAATCCGGACTATCTATGCGACAAATATCACTATACGAGCCCTCTTGAATTTGAAGTTGGTGGGCTTGTCCCGGATACATGGAGATGCAGTGCCCCACCCCAAAAAGCCGTTAGAACCAAAGAGGATTATGAACCCTACGGCCCGGAATGGGAAAAGGAAATGATGAAGCTCGATAAAGCAATACTGATCGGCATGCTGAAAACCAAGGGACTGGAGGAATAACCATGAATAAAATTATGCATGAAGTGATTTTTTATCTTGGAATAGCAACAATGGCCGGAATGGCCCCAAGGAGGTTATTGAGAGGCCCAAAAAGGAAACCACAAACAAAATGTCTCCTTCCCGGCTGCGGAAAGTGGACTACTCATAACGGCGGCTATTGCTGTGCAGACCATTGCAAAAAGCACCGGCTGATTAAAAAAGGAGATCAAAGCTATGCCGCGTAATATGAGCTTTATGCTGACGACTCAGCAGATGTATGACAAGACGAAAACCCACACCATCCGGGATGGATGGTGGCATGTCAAGGCCGGGGAAATCGTTAATGCCGTCGAAAAGTGCCAGGGCCTTAAAAAGGGCGAGAAGGTTGTCCGGATCTGTCAGATCCGGGTGCTGTCCACCCGGCAGAGTATACTACTTTGCGTTACACCGGACCTTTGCGTTGATGAGGGCTTCCCGGAAATGACGCCGTATGAATTTGAGGATTTTTACATGCGGCACAACCGCAAAATAAAACTGACAACCCCGCTGAATTTTATCCGGTTTGAGTATGTATAAGATGCAAAACACAATACTTGCAATATCCCTTATGCCGGACCATCCGGATTATCTCCACAGATGGGTTGTCGATAAGAATTGTGACGCTATTCTTTTCGGCATATGGGAATCATTAGGGAAAGCCTGGTATACGCCCATTGTCGATGGTGTCGCAAAGGCATTGTATTGGGCCGAGCAAATCGAAAAAGTATATTACCAGGATCTTAGCATTGTAAAAATGGAATGGACGGATGAAACCAGTGGGCCGCCACCATTTGGATATAACTGCCGATGCGTTACGGTGCCGATCAACAAGGTGCCGCTCACCGACCAGGCCTGGACATGCAATTGCGGATCTATTCTGTTTTTATTGCTGAGATCGGGAGAGATAGAATGTTCCGGCTGCCACAAGAGACAAAAATTTAAACATGTGAGATAGCAGGTATGACGATCAAAGAAGAGCAAATGGACCTGTTTGATCCGGACACCATGCCGGTGGATACCGTCCTGGATGAATTGAGCCATGACACGAGGAATGATCCCCGGTCATGGCCCGCTCTTCTTGCCGAGCTGGTGGACGTGATGGCCGATTATCTGGACGGGCTGTCCCTGATGGACACTGCAAAATCCCTGGAACTGGCCCAGAACATCGTCATCGTCATGGCCCACCACCTCGGCGGGCGGCCCGTCTACCTGCCCAAGGATGACCGGCTGAAACGGGCGATCCGGGATATTGCCGTGTACCGGTCATTCACCGGCTCAAACCACCTGGAGCTTGCCAAGAAAACGGGCCTGACCACCACCCAGATTTACAATATCATCAGCAGACAGCGCCGCCTCAGAGACGATAGGCAGCAGATGAGACTCCCCTTTCCGGATTAAATCCCCCCTTCCAAAATTCCCGCAATAAATCCCGAATTTATTTAAACGCTTGAAACACACCCATAGTCACGCCTGTGATTTAAGTGCGGTTATGGATGAATGTGATTTTGCCAATGATTATGTCTTGCAGGCCCAAAAACAGGCTTTAAGCCGGCATCGGGCCGGAAGGGGGAACCCATGTGAGATATCCATGCGTGAATGCAGCGAATGCGGTGAAGACATCCCGGAACAAAGAAGAAAGGCTGTTCCGGGATGCACCCGGTGCGTAGATTGCCAGACCAAGTTTGAGAGGAGACAAGGAGGTATTGCATGTTCAATACAAAGCAGTTCGCAGATCTGATTGAAGACACCCTGACCCGAATGGGGCTTTTGACCAGCCCGGCCGTAACCGAGCTGCTTTTAGGCACGGCGGCTCAGGAATCAGGATTCGGCACCTATCTGCGGCAGATGGGGGGCCCGGCTCTTGGGGTGTTCCAGATGGAGCCTGCAACGGAAAAGGACATCTGGATAAACTATCTACGCCACAGAGAAGACCTTTGCTCAAAAATCATTGTGACCACAGGCGTGGCCTGCCCTGACGAGATGCAGCTTGCCGGCAACCTCTTATATCAGATCGCCATGTGCCGGATTCATTACCGGCGGGCGTCTGAGCCCCTGCCGGAGACCGGAGATATCCCCGGACTGGCCCGGTACTGGAAACAGCACTACAACACGCCCACGGGCCGGGGGACAGAGGCGGAATTCATCGCCAATTACCGGCGTTATGTGAGCCGGACGTAAAGACAGGAGGAGCATGGAATCTCAATTTTTCGGCACATTGAAAGCAGACCATGTTGAAGGTAACTGGTGGCGTTTGCAGGAACCCCTGGGGTTCTATTCGGCAAAATATGACCTGACGATTTGCGCGCCTCCCGGGTTTGTTACGGATTTTGCATCGGTGCCGCGTATGCCGCTGGCCTATTTGTTCGCCGGCAACACCGGGCATTGGGAGGCAGTGATCCATGATACGGGATACCGGTTCGGCGCTGTACCCCGCAGCACTGCCGACGGAATCTTTTACGAATCCGGCCGGGTCCGGTCAAAAACGAGGGAAAACCAAAGCAGCCTGGCCAGGTCCGGGAGGCTGATCCGGACATCCCTGATGACCGGGGCTGTGGTCATGTTCGGCTGGGTCTATCACGACCCGACGCCGGGTTGCCTGGACAGCCGGGACAAAGACAAATGCGGCCGGAATTGCGCCTTGTGCATGGATTATTATCCTGCCTGGCGGTCCTGCACGGTCACCGGTTATAAGCCCAAAATACTAAGGTTGCATGATTGCCGGGCCAAACTTAAGGAGAGACCATGAGTCCTGGGATTGATTATCCGGCATGGAAATTCTGGTTTGATGTGGCTCAGTATCTGATCACCATCATCGTGGCTGTATATGTCTGGACAAGCAACCGCGCCCATGCCCGCAAAAAAGACATGGACAGCGTCAAGGAGGTTGTGACTTGCATCGGCACCAGGGTCACCAAGCTCGAAACAGGGGCCATATCCAAGGACGATCTGGCAGCGGTGTACAACCGTGTCAATGCGATATCTGACCAGGTATCGAACTTGTCAGGCAAAATGGACGGCATTGGAAAGTCCGTTGATATGATCCAGGAATATCTGCTGAATAACGGAGGGAAAAAATGAGCTACGAGCAAACCGTTCAGGAGCATTTGAGAATTACTCTTTTACGGCTTTTATCGGAAGATCCCAATTACACCATGAACGATTCCATTCTCACGGATCTGACGGAGAATTACGGGTTTACCCCCAGCCGCGACCGCGTAAGGACGGAGCTGGCCTGGCTGGCCGAACAGGGGCTTGTAAAAGCAGACAGCGAGCCGGGGATCACCATTGCCACCCTTACTGAACGCGGTGAAGATGCGGCCCGCGGCCGGGTAACCATCCCCGGCGTAAAACGCCCATCCCCAAGGAGATAGGCATGGCTAAACGCAATCGTCCGGGCCGGGGAAGGCCTTCCAGCATAAACCTCCTTCCGGAGGATATCCGGCTGAGACTGAATGAGGCCCTGCGTGACCGGCGTCTGACCCAGAAACAGATCCTTGACGCCATCAATCCCCTGCTTGAAGAGCGGGGAGAAAAGCCGGTGTCCAAGAGCGCGGTCAACCGCTATTCCATGAATATCGAGGAAAAGGGGTCCATGATGCGCGAAGCCCGAGAGGCTGCGGACGCTCTGGTCGGGGGCCTGGGCGAACAGAAAGGCACGGATCTGGGCCGGGCCGTGACCGAACTTGTGAAGACCCTCACCTTTGACCTGGTCTTGTCGGGCAAGGATGACCAGGGGGAAGCCATCGGGGTGGACACCCTCAACAAGGTGGCCCTGATCGCCCAGCGTATTGAGCGGGCCAGCAAGATCAGCCTGGATAGAGAGGCTCAGATCAGAAAGCAGGTTCTTGAGGCGGCCGTGGATATCGTGGAGGAATCCAAAGCTGATAGCGGATTATCTGATGAGGTCGTGGAGATGATCCGGCGCCAGATCCTGGGGGTGAATAAAAAATGACCCATGTCATGGAAGATAGATCCAACCGGACACCGACAGTCCTTTTGCCGTACCAGGTTCGATGGCAGGAGGATCAAGCAGAAGTCAAGGTTATAGAAAAGTCCAGACGGGTCGGTCTATCCTGGGGGGAGGCAAGCGAAGACTCCCTTTTGGCTGCATCCAAGAATGGGATGGATGTCTTTTATGTCGGCTACAACAAAGACATGGCCCAGGAGTTTATATCTGATTGTGCGGACTGGGCCAAAACCTATCAAAAAGCGGCCACAGAAATCGAAGAGTATGTATTCCGGGATGAAGACAAAGATATCGTCACCTTCCGGGTGCGGTTTGCGTCCGGACACAAGATCGTCGCTCTATCCTCCCGGCCGTCAAATCTCAGAGGCATGCAGGGCAAGGTCGTAATTGATGAAGCGGCATTCCATGACGATTTCAAAGGCCTGTTGAAAGCAGCCATTGCGCTTCTGATGTGGGGCGGCCGGGTTGTGATCATATCCACCCATGACGGAGAAGAGAACGAGTTTAATCTCCTGATTGAAGAAATCAGGGCCGGTAAGCGACCGTACAGCCTGCACACCGTGACATTTGATCAGGCCCTGCAACAAGGTCTGTATAAACGCATATGCATGCGCACCGGCAAAGAATGGAGCCAGGAATCCCAGGACAAATGGCGTCAGAGCCTTGTTGATTTCTATGGTGACGATGCAGATGAAGAATTGTTCTGCATTCCTTCCCACGGCAGCGGAACCTATTTCACCCGGCCCCAGATCAAAAACTGTATGAAGGAGGATATCGATACCATCTTCTGGAGCCGGCCGGACGAATGGGCGGAGCTGCCGGATCAGGAGCGGTGGGACGAGACTCAGGAATGGCTGGAAGAGGTGGTCAAGCCCTACCTGGATGCCCTGGACCCGGACCGGAAAACCTGGTTCGGAGAAGACTTTGCCAGAGATCAGAACCTGACGGTCATCTGGCCGGCCCAGGAAAAGGACGATGCCAACCTGAGAGTGGTCTTCAACCTGGAGCTGTTCAATATCCCTTTCCGCCAGCAGGAACAGATCCTGTTTTATGTCCTGGACCGCCTGCCCTGTTTCCAGGGCGGGGCCATGGATGCCAGGGGCAACGGCCAGGCCCTGGCCGAGTTCACCATGCAGAAATTCAGCCCGGAAATGATCCATATGATCAAGGCCACGGATGCCTGGTATGGACGATGGTTCCCCATTTACAAAACCACCATTGAAGATCGGGCCATTGACCTTCCGGCCAGCGCAGACGTGATGGAGGATCATAGGACCGTTAAAAAGATCAAGGGTATTCCCAAGATTGCGGAGTCCCAGGAAAAAGACAAGAAATCCAAAAAGAAACGCCACGGGGACTCTGCCATTGCAGGCGTCATGGTTGTTTATGCAGTCAATGTGATCGAAGGTCCGGGAGAAATCGAATTCGAATCCACGGGCAAAAAACGTGACTTTACCCAAGCAGACGCATTTCTGGAGTGCTGATGAAAGATGAAGAAATAAAACAGGTCCCCAATACGGATGAGATAGCCGTTGCTACTAAAGACATTGATATGTTTTCCGGCTGGATCGACCGGCTGGAAAACCCGGACCCTATCCTTAAAAGCGAGGCCAAGGGCAAGGGCCTGAAACTTTACGATGAGGTCAACCGCGACGGCCATGCCGGGGCCGTACTCCAACAGCGTTATCTTGCAGTGACAAGCAAGCCCTGGGATGTGATACCGGGTGAGGACAATGACCGGGCAAGGGAGATTGCCGCGTTCGTCAAAGAAACCCTGGAAGGAACCAATTTAAAGCAGGCCAACCAGGAGATCCTGGAAGCCATCCTTTACGGTTACCGCCCCGTAGAAATCATGTGGGCCGTCAAAAAAAGCAGGGTGGTCGTCTCAAAGCTCAGGGCCAAACATCCCAGGCGGTTCCAGTTCACCCTGGAGCGGGCACTGAGGATGATCACCCCGGACAATATGCTGGAAGGCGAACAGCTCCCGGACAGAAAGTTCATCGTGTTCACCTACGGGTCCAGCGACAACCCATACGGCAGCGGCCTGGGCCAGAAGATGTGGTGGCCGGTATGGTTTAAAAAGCACGGCATCAAATTCTGGATGATCTTCCTGGATAAATTCGGTAGCCCGACGCCGGTGGGCAAATATCCTGCAGGCACGAAAAAAAACAAGCAGGATGAATTGCTGGCAGCCATTGAAGCCTTACAGCAGGAAACCGGGGTTATTGTCCCGGCCGATATGATGATAGATCTGCTGGAAGCTTCCCGCACCGGGAATGTGACCTATGAAACCCTGTGTGAGTACATGGACCGGCAGAACACAAAGGCCGTCCTGTCCCAGACCGGAACCACGGATATCAAGGATGCCGGGTCCTATAACGCCTCCCAGACCCTGGATGAGGTCCGCCAGGCCATCTGCGAATCCGATGCCGATCTTTTATGCGAATGCCTGAATGACAGCCTGATCAAATGGCTGGTGGATTATAATTTTGCTAATGTTGAGAGATATCCGCAATTCAAGATCTACGCCAAACCCTCAAAAAACACCAAAGACCAGGCCGAGACCGACAAGATCCTGATCAATGATATCGGGCTGCCGGTGGGAGAAAAATACCTGTATGAAAAATACAATATCCCTGAGCCTGTAGAGGGAGAGAAGCTTGTCAACCCTCCCAAACCGGCCCCGGAACCGGCCCGGCCCTTTGAACAGTTTTCCGATGCCGGGTTTGATTTTGCCGAGAGTTCCATGGATGAGGTGGATAGGCTGATAGACCGTCAGGTTGATCCGGCAGCCGAGGCCCTGGACCGGAACATTGATCTTGTAAAAGAGTATCTGGCCCGGGCGACGGATCTTGACACGGCAAAGAAAGGCCTGCCTAAGCTCCTGGCCGAGATGAATGTATCAAGGCTTGCCGACGCCCTTTCGACAGGCATGCAAACGGCCTGGGACATTGGCGTCAAAAGCGTCGGCGCGGATCAGGATTTTGCCGAGGTGCTATGGGGTCCGGGAACCCCGTTCAAGTCCGCCATGGACTATTTTAAATCCAGGGCATTCTATATCAGCAATGTCACCAATGCCGACATCCTGGCTGCGGTTCAGGCAGAAATAGAAAAGGCCATGGAGGGCAATCTCACCCTGGAGGAGTTCAAAAAAGAGGTAGACTCTATTTTTACCCGCAACGGATATGACCGTTTATCACCATACCAGATCAAAGCGGTTTTCCAGACCAACCTGCATATCAATTACCAGGGCGGCCGGTATTACCAGATGAAAAGCCCGGCTGTGGTTAAATACAGACCCTACTGGCGCTATGTGGCGGTAAAGGACGGCTCCACCCGGCCGGAACACTGGGCCAACCACGGCAAGATTTTTCCCCAGGATCATCCGTTCTGGGACACCTGGTATCCGCCCAATGGATACAATTGCAGATGCACGGTGGTGAGCCTTTCCCAAAGAGAAATGGACCGCAACGGCTGGAAGGTTGAGACACAAGACCCCACCGGCCTTTTATATGAACCGGTTGACCCGTTCACCGGCATTAAAAGCCCGGCAAGGCTCCTGATGCCGGACACCGGCTGGGCAAAGAACCCGGCTAAGGAAGTGTGGGAAGCTGATTTTAAAAAATATAGCCCTGACCTGGCGGCTGCGCTCAAGAAACAGGTGGAGAGTCTGTAATGACGGAGCATGACAAATATTACATCTATGACGACAAGGATCTGCAGGCCTTGCTGAAAGCCGTTAAAGATCGGATCGGCAACACCAAACCGGCCTTTGAAGTAATCGGAGAAATTGTCCATACCTCCATCCTCCGGAACTTTGAAGAGGGCGGGCGGCCCAAGGCCTGGCAGGATCTTGCAGAAAGCACCAAAAAGCAGAGAGCCAAAAAGAACAAATGGCCCGGTCAGATCCTGGTGATGTCCGGGGTCAGGGGCGGCCTGATGGGTTCCATATCCTACGACGCCATGCCTGAAAAAGTGGTTCTGGTGGCCAACAAGCCCTATGCGGCCATCCAGCATTTCGGCGGTATGGCAGGCAAGGGGCGTAAGGTGAAGATCCCGGCCAGGCCTTACATGATGATCCAGGATGAAGACTGGGCAGAGATCAAGGCGGCTTTAAACGATTTTATCATAGAGGGGAGATTATGAAATTCAAAGGATTTAACGGGTGGGTGGAGATTTTTAAAGGCGGCAAACAGACCGACAGCACCGGCAGGGAACATGATGCCGACAACCTCATAGACAAGGCCGTGGCCACCTTTGATGCAAAGACGCATGAGCCGCCCGCCGTCATCGGCCATCCAGAGGACAACGCCCCGGCCTATGCCTGGGTGGAGGGCCTGAAGGAAGAGGTGGTCAACGGCACGAAAGTCCTTTTGGCCAAATTCAAACAGGTGGTGCCGGAATTCGAGGAGATGGTCAAAAACGGCCTTTTCAAGAAGCGGTCCGCTTCGTTCTATCCGGACGGGCGGCTCCGGCATGTGGGATTTTTGGGCGCTGCCCCGCCTGCCGTCAAAGGCCTGGCTGATATCGGGTTCAAAGATGAGGGCCAGGTGATGTTTGAATTTGAGGACTCCTGGAAGCTGGCCGGTATCGGCCGCCTGCTGAACAATATCCGGGAGTTCATCATTGAACAATTCGGCCGGGAGGAAGCGGATAAGGTGATTTCCCCATGGGAAATTGAAAATATTAAGGAGCCAACCATAGAACCGGCTGATGCGTTTTCAGACGGGTCAAAAACAAAGGGAGAAGAGGACATGAGAAATTATTCTGAGGAAGATCTCAAAAAAGCAGTTGAAACTGCAAAAGCGGAGGAACGTAACCGGGTCAATTCCGAGTTTGAAAAAAAACGTCGAGAAATGCAGTTCTCGAACGATTTGGACGGCGTCCGGGATTTTTGCGAGGCAATGGTAAAGAAGGGGCATATCGCCCCGGCATGGATAGATTCCGGCTTAAAACAGTTTATGGAGTCTCTGGCCGGGAAAGATACCATTGAATTTTCAGAAACCAAAAAACAGACCCCCCTGGAATGGGTCAAAGACTTCTTTGAAAACCAGATGCCCAAGCTGGTGGAATTCAAGGAAGTGGCAACCCGGACGGAACTGCCGGAAGTGGATCCGGAATTTGCAGAATGCAGCGAGGACCGGCTTGAACTCCACAAAAAGATCCAGGCCCTGGCAAGAAAGGAAAACATTTCCTACGTCGAGGCGGCGGCCAGGGTAGCCGGATAGGCTGTACAAAGCGGGCTGAACCATTTTTTTAACAAATTTATTTTAGGAGATCATCATGGGTAAATTGGCAAATTTAAGAGGGGTGGACCCGGTATTAACGACACTGGCCAGGGGATTCAGCAACAATGAATTGGTTGCAGAGGCGCTTTTTCCGGTTGTCGAGGTCCCCAAAGAGGCGGGCAAATACCCGGAGTTCGGGAAGGAAGCCTTTAAACTTTACAACACGGACCGGGCCTTGCGGGGCAAAAGCAACCGCATGGACCCGGAGGCGCTGAACTGGGTGGATTTCGCCACCGCCGAAAAAGACCTGGAATATCCCATTGATTATCGGGAGAAGAATGAGGCCCTGTTCAACACCCAGCGCCATGGGACGGTAACGGTCCAGAACATCCTCATGCTCCAGCGGGAATACCAGGCGTCTGCCCTGGCCCGGAATGCGGCCATATATGCAGCAAGCAACAAGGTCACGCTGTCCGGAACCAGCCAGTTCTCCGACTATACCAATTCCAACCCGGTCGGAATTATTGATGCGGGCAAGGAAGCCATCCGGGCAAAGACGGGCAAATATCCCAACACCATGGTCCTGGGCGCGGTCACCTTCAAGATTCTCAAAGAACACCCCAAGCTCCTGGAAAAGATCAAATACTCCATGAAGGGCGTGTTGACCGAAGATCTGATGAAGGAAATTTTTGACATCAAGAACATGAAGGTCGGCCGGGCGGTCTGGTCGGATGACGCCGGCACCTTTGCCGATGTCTGGGGGGATGACATCATCCTGGCATATGTGCCGGAAAAACTATCCGGCATGGACAGGGACTGGCATGAACCCAGCTACGGATACACCCTGAGACGATCCGGGTATCCCT